CGCCAACAAGAGTGGCTCCAGCGAGCGCGGCGGTTGCTGAAATGCCAAAAGTCATGACGCGATCCTTTGCAGAGCCTCAACGGACGCAACCAAGCCCATGTCTTCAAAAGTGGGCGCGATCAGCTCGTCCTCCATACTATCAAGCTTTTCCTCGCCTGTAAATTTGGTCATATGGACGGTCACCCAAATGGTGTCCTCTTCCGCGTATCCTGCCCGTTTCACGCCCGCTTCAGACACAAAATGACAAGGAGCCGTAATGAGTTTAGGACCGTCTTCGGTCGTCACCACGATTCGCCCTTGCATGACAAAGTTCAAGCAAGGGTGCCGGTGGATCTTGCCGATCAACACGGTTCCTTTGGGGATGAACATCTGGCGGGCATAGGTGCCGCATCCGTATCCCTCATGGATCGGCGTGTACGTGTGCATCAGCACACAGTCTGATAACGTGTCCGGTGTTGCGCCATCTGCGATCAACTCCATCATTTGCGCCTGCGCCGCCAATATCTTTTCCCGATACGCGACCTTGTCCAGCGTGTTGGCTTCAGCAGGCAGCATACGTCACCTCAGGACAACTGTTTAATGAACGATGGCAGCACCTCGGCCTGCGCCCGCACCATCTCGTTTCGGAAACTCTCCGTCGCCGCTGCGCCCTGCCGCGCCTCCTTGGCGACCTCGATCTGGAGCATGGGCATGGCCGAGATGGCGCACATCCACTCGTCAATCTCCGCGCCGGTCTGTGGGTGCGTCCCACGCAACTGCGTGAACCAAGCGCATTGGAGCTGGACGCAATCCTTTTTGATCAGCGGGCAGAACGTGCCATTCTTAAGCTGCATCGTCAGTCCTTGGTCGCGATGATGACATCGACGTACTGGACGGCAAAGTCCATTGCCGTGCCACTGCCCGCCGAATTAATAGTAATACCTGTGGTCGCCGAATTGCTAGTAAAAGTAAGCCCGCCGCCAAGGACAGATCCCGTACTGCCACTAGCGGCTACGTTATTTACCGCAATCCCGTGGGTATGGCCGGGGTCAGTAATGCCGTGCGTATGTGCGGGCATGTTAGCGGTTGTAATTGTCCGCGACGTAAACACGGACGTAAACCCGGTCGTGCCGCCGCTGCTGGCCGCGCCCGACACCACGCGCAACGCTTTGTTGTCGTGCGTGGTGGACTTGGTCCAACCAACAGGGGCGGAAGTTTGCACAAATAGCATGACCGTCCCGGTGGGCAAATACGCCCAAGCGCCGGTAAAGACGCCAGGCGAAGCAATTTCTAACGCTGACACAGGCGTGGCCGTGCCAATGCCGACTTGCCCGGTAGCGTCAATGATAAAAGGCGTTACATCAGGATCGGCGGAATCCTGCACCTTAAGCGCCGCGCCCGTGCCGGTCTGGGTAATTTTTAACGCGGGCGAGGACGTGTTGGAGTCGATGGTAACGTTGCCCGACAGCACGGGGGATACCGCAGCCGTGGGGGCCGAGATGTAATCGACCGTCCAGATCAGCGCGTTGTCCGCGTCCCTCAACACAAATTTGTAAACAGCACTGCCTAACCAAACGTTGGCTTCGCCGCGCGAGTCCAAAATGATCGGATTAGTATTGGCCGTTGCCGCCGTTGCGTCCGTGTAGGTGGCCTGCAACGTCGTCGTACCGGCGATGTAGGTGTACAACTGCCCGCCAACAAGCGGTTGGCCTGCTGCGTCAACAAAAGCTGTCTTGGGGGATGGAGTGAGAACAGCCATTATTCACCTATATTTGCAGCTACGGTCAAGATAACCGATGGGATGGCCGGTACAGGCGCGGATGCCGCTATGCGGGCTATCTGGACGTTTGTGTTGGTAGTAGACCACATCAATCGGAAATAGTCACCTGCGCTCATGCGAATGACAAAGTTCCAAGCCGCAACGTAAGATTTACTAGAACCAGACAAACTCAACTTGGTGGCGCTCTCAGGTACGGACGTTCCGTTTACATCCGCCCAGATGTACACGTCTTTATCCGCCGCGTTGGTGCTGGTTAGTTGCAACGAAAATTGGATGTTGTAAGAGCCCGTGCGGTCCACATAAACCCGCGACGTTGGCGTTCCTATGCTAACGCCTTGGGTCAAACTAGTGTTGTTGAGCGTGATGGCGTAGGCCGTATTGATAACGGCGGCGGTTTGTGTGGTAGTGTCGTAGAACGCGCCGCTGCGAAGCGATCCGCTGCCAAGAATGGCGTAAAGGTTATAGAAGTACCGATACCACCCCCGCGTGACGTAGTTTGTTACCGTGTCCCAAATGGCAACACGCGGAGCCGGTATCTGCGTGATGTTATCAGGCATTGGTGGGGCTCACAATCAATTCTGCGCCCATGATAGCGATCTTGACCGGATCGGTTCCAGACACTTCGTACACGCGGTCACGAAGTTTTACGGTCATGCCAAGTCTGCGCCACAGAACGCGCCGCCCGGTCTCGCCGAGCTTTCCCATTGACCGCCAATGTTCGTTGGACCAAGTGTGACCGCCGTCGTCCGACCAGCGCAACATGACTTGTGGATCAGAACCCTGCACAATTATCTCGTTTGTAGTTTCTTCCGATTCGCCGCTGATCGCGCCAGCGGACGCGGCGTCAGACGAGATGCTGCTAAGATAGGTTGTAGTCGCAGGCGTTGCGCCGTCCAGACCTACGCCCGACTCGCAATCAAGTTGCAAACTGTGTTGCGTGGTGCGTTTCAGGTTGTTGGTGCCGGTAGGCAGCGCCCGCCACGAGCGTAGCCACTTTTGGACCGACCCAGCCTCGGTGTAGACCGTAGGATCGTAAGCATAGATCTGGCCGGTCAGATAGTCGCCAATGACGATCTGGCCGTTGAACGCCATTTGGCAGTTGCCGCGATGACGCGTGAACTGATTGTTGAGCCAACCGGCGCGCTGATGCCAAGCTTGAGTAGCCACATCATAGACCCAAGTGATGTTGGCGCTGGGGAAATTTAGCACATAGAACGAATGGCCGTCCTGCTGGTAGGTGTAGGCCACGGCGTCCGTGATGTCGGTATACTGTTGGATCTGCCATTCAACGGAGTGCGTCGAAATGCGGACGCCAGCGTAACCATTGGAACGGTACACCATGCCCCGCCCGCGAGCGTCTGAACTAAGCCAAAACACGCCGTTGTCGAGCTTGGCAACGGAGAACGGCGCAGCGCAACCGATTTCGATGAACGCGCCTTGGATGCGCGCAAGAGGAAAATCCGGCAGACCGGCGTCATACCAGACTTCGGTAGAATTTTGCCCGAACAACCAGATTTCGCGGTGGTCCACAATCAAAGACACTAAATTGTCGGGCGAACCTTCGGCGCTGGCAAAATCAAGCGGGTCAACAGACGTGCCACCGTACAGCGACGTAACCCAAAACTTCTGGCTGTCGGGCTGGTTGTAGACGAAGTACCCGTCGATGAACCCGACCGTCACCGCGCCTGCAAAATCAACATCCGTAATCTGCGCGAACACGTCCGTACTGGCGTTGTAGATGTAGCCGGTAGCGCCCGCAGCAATGAACAACTGCGTACCGTTGTCCACCATTGACACTTGCCCGGTGCCCGACACGGTGCCCTTGGACACAACGTTAAAATTGCTGTCGATCTTGTAGAGCGATGTGCCCGACACGGCGTAGCCGTAATTGCCAAACTGCCAGAGCCCGCGTACCGGGCCTGCGCCCATCGTAGCAAGATAATTCAATCCTGGCGCGCGTTGGAGAAACGCAGGTTCTTTTCCAGCTTCCGGCACAACCTCTGGAAACATGTTGATCATGCGGTTGTCCGCAGCGTTGACGCTGCGGGCTACATACGCGGAGCCAAGGATAGGGCTCTTCATCAGAAGTTACCTGCAAAGATGTTGAACCGCTGGCGGGTGCTGACGATGGCGTAGGGGATCGACATGATGTCATCAGGGTTATTGATGCGCTTAAGGTTACGCTTGGAATACATTGCAATCCGGCTGACCGTTGCAGATGGGTCCACGCCAAACTCAGGGGCCAATTCACAAGCCAGATTGTACCGAAATGCCCGCAGGTAGCCCGGCGGAAAGTACAACGGTGTGGCGATGGTGGCGGGTTGCGTTAACTGCGCCGCCGATATGAAATGCCATTCCAGAACCTTGGTAGGCACCGGATAGATGTGCATGTCGATATTGGGGTAGTTAGTGTTGATCCATAATACCTGTGGAAAAGTACTGGTGACGGTTTTGACCGCGATGCCGTCGTACTGCTGCTGGTTGATTATTTTGATGCCGTAGGAAATGCCGGTCGAGGCGTCCACGAAATACGTCGCGTCGTCCATCAGAACCGGGCGGTCGCCAACAAAATCGCCAGAAGGTCCAAGCGTCTGACTGATGAGCCCCGGCAACCACGAAAACACCTGCTCTTGCGTTGTAAACGTGGAGAGTTTTTCCGTGCCCCAAGAGTCAATCATCTGATTAAGCGCAAACAGCGCGTCTTGCGACGTGCCCGCTGACGGCGTTTCACCTTCGGCTAGAACGCCCAAAAGGCGAAGGGCTCCGTTAATCTGATCCCCGGCTGTCGTCATAGCTGGTTATTCCCTCATTCAGCGGCCTGCGACCGCGTCGCCGGGGTGCAAGTTCGTTTACCGGTTCTGACACGTCAGAAGGCGGGGCTTCGCCGGGAGTATAGCGGCTCCAGCCATTCGTTTCATCATAAATCGCTTCGGCTTCCATAACGGCGACTTTGGTGCCGTGAACCGGGTGGCGCATGTAGATCATAAAAATACCTGTGGAAAACGCCCCGCCGTTAAGCGGGGCGTTGGTTGATTAGGCGATACGGTACAGAGTCCAAGCCAGATCGCCGACCTTGCGGGCAAGAAAGCGAGCTGAAGTAGCCGCAGACACGGCGGCAGCACCAACAATGGTCCAACCAGTGCCAACCACAACGGTTGCCGCATTAGTAGCGCCCGTGTTGATGATCACAACGTCAAAGCAGCTGTCGTTCTTGGCGCTGGTGACCAGAGCCTCGGTAAGCGCCACCGTGGGGAGCGTCAGGTTAACCGCAGCGCCCGTATACGTGATGATACCAGAAGTAAGTTCCGCAGCGGTAAGCGTAGCCGCAGCGGTCTTAGCGACAGGGGTGCCCTGCGTCACCATGTTAACTTCAGTGATGTTGCCATCGCCAAGCTGGTAACCACCAGCGCCATTCGGAAGAGCCATGATATTCTCCTAAAGAGTTGATGAGGGAAATCTGGGGCCGCAGCCCCAGATAGAAGGGGTTAGCCCCACATACGCACGGCCATAGGCGCGCGGATTACGGCAAAACCGTACAGAACATCGATACGGCAGGGCATACGGTCATTGTTGATGTCGTACTGACGAACAATACGCATCGAAATGCCGTTATGAACCTGACGAGACGCCATATCCACACCCTGCGGCATGAGCAGATCGGCGGTGCCGAGCGTGATGGCGTTCTTGTTGTAGATCAGGTTCTGCGGGTAGGCAGTCGAAGCCGCACCAAGGAAGGTGACGGCAGCGTTGTCCGCCGGGAACGAGTCCACGGTCGCCAGCGCCTGAGAGGCGGTGTAGATCGGGGGCGAGATCGCCACGTCGGTCCAAGCGCCGCTGGAAGCGGTGGCGGTGGCGGTAGCAACAAACTGCTGCAAACTGCCGGTGGTCTGACGGGTCTGCGGGTTAACCGCATACACGCCAGCAATGGTGAACACGTCGCCAACCTTGATGGTCGCCGAGCCGGTGCCGCCATCGAGGCTGATGGTGGACGCGCCCTGCGTCGTGACAGCGCCGTTGACGAGGATCGTGTCCGAGGTGGAACGCGAACCGGTCGTGTGCTGCACGATGGACTGAGACATGTTGATTTCGTCATAGCCAAGAACCCCTTCGCCCATCATGCCGGTCTTGAACTGACGGCTGATCGTGCTGGTGGGGTTGAAGAAGCCCTTCATGCCTTCGACCAGACCGGCGTTGGCAGCGGGGTTCACAGTGGCGTAACGCTGGTCCATAGGGACAGCGTACTCGTTGAGCTTCTGCTGGGCCTGAAGCAGGACAAGCGAAGTGGCAGGGGTCGTGCCGGGGGTGCCAACCGAACTGTAGATGTTCTGGTAGGCGTTCGCCACGTCCGCGTCCACGCTGGCAGCCAACTGGCTGACGCGGGGCTTCAGAACGCGTTCTGCAAAGTCGTCCAACTGCATGGTAAGTTCGGCAGAGGTGAAGTTCACGCCGATGTGCTTCTGGGTAGAAACAGTCAGGGTCGTGTACTGCTCATTGTCGTCCTGAACCTGAAGCGCAGCGCCGTTGGTGACGAGAGCGCGATCAGGAAGGCGGATACGCAGCGTGGAGCCAATCTTCGCGCCTTCGACGGCGAAGCTGTCATCGTACTGGCGGTTCACGTTACGCGAAAGCACCAGGTTGTTTTCGAGGATCTCCAGAGCCTTTCTGGTGATCATGTCGATTGTGAGAATGCTATTAGCCATTGGTCAGCCTTTCAGGCGTAGAGGGTTAACGGAATTTCGAAGCTTCCAGCTTTTTTACCTGTCGGGCTCGTTCAGCGGCGATCCATTCTGACGTGGTCATCGACTTGATAGACCGTGGGTCAGTGGTGTCGTATGTGGACGTTCCGCTACTACGGGCAGTGACAGGTGAAATAGGCGTGGGCGCACTCGAAGATTTTTTGACCGGCGGATTTGAAACCAACGTGGCTTCAATCTTACCGATCTCCTTGGCCTGCAAGATAGGCGACAAACGGGATATGCGGTCTGCTTCTTTGGGGTTGGACCCTAGATAATACGCTACGTCAGGACCAACATCAGAGGTCTGGATTGTCTCGGCCATCACGGTCGTGATGCGGAGGTTGGGGTTGTACGCGACCTGTTCAAAGTCATCGTATTTGCCCCGCGCATCCTCTTCGCGGTCGTGGTAAGCTTCTACATATTCAGACCGCTGCTTTTGAACTTCCCGTTCCCGTAGCATCTGTTCGGCGTATGCTTTCGCATAGGTTTCGACCGAATCAAATTGATCAGGTGGCGGTAATTCAGAAGGCGCAGTAGGAACAGTCCGTTGGGCCTGTTCCCGTTCCCATTTACGCTGCTCTCTTGCGAGGCGCTTGCCGACTATGGCGTCCAATTCTTCTTGTGTGAAAGACTTGGGCGTTTCAGTCGTTTGATCTTCCGGCCTTGTAGTTTCAGCAATAGGAGCCGCCGTAGCTTCCGATTCTGACGCGGGCGCCGGGGCGTCCGCTGGGGCATTCAAGATTTCGTCGTTCATGGGTTACTCCGAAGAGTGCCTGGCTACCGGCCAGTCGGTTAAGCTGAAAGACCTGCCACTTTCTCTTGGAAGGCTTTCACACGGGCCTCAAGGGCCTGCGTAGCGGATGCCAGATCAGCAGTGCGGGCGTCCAGAG